ATGAGAGTAAAAAAGATCCTGAAAGAAAAAGGCATCACTGCGAAACAACTTGCTGAACAGATTGGAATGTCTGAAGTGGGGCTTTCTGTTGCTTTATCTGAAAACGGCAACCCATCATTGTCTACATTGCGAAAAATAGCGACTGAGTTAGATGTGCCTATTTCTGATTTATTTGAAGACAGGAAAAATGATGGTCTAATAACCTGTCCTAATTGTGGTTTTTCTATTACGATTGAAGTGAAAAAATAATAGGTGAAAAACTACTGTAAAAGGTCTTTTTCTTCTTTGTTGTCCGCACAGGACAATAATATCAAATGATTATCAGTATTTTACATAAATGTGGCACTGTAGGTGGTACCAATTTATGGGAATCACGGTAATTTTCCTCCCTTTTCGGGCTTGTATATTCGGGGGCAAACTTCATAACAGGGAGAGGCAATAACACCTCTCCCTGCATCCTGTTTCTAAAGATTACGTGTATTTTTATCAATTTTATCCAGGATCTCATTTGTTTTATTCAATAGGGCCGTATTCTTTTTTATATTCTCTAAATGCTCTACTTGAATGAATACCAACTTATGCATTTCATCCGCTGTTGACTTAATTCCTTTATTTGTTTCGAGGATCTGAATTGTATTCATGTGGATCCCGGTCAGCTTTCCATCAATCCTGTCGGCCTGATCCTGTGTTATTTTCTCATAAGCTCCATATGTTGCCTGACCTTGTTCCTCCTGACCTTGTTCCTCCCGATCTATTCCGGCGGATTTCATAAGGGCATCCATCCGTTTTTTCGCCTCTTCTGCAATTCTTTTGTATTGGCTTTCAAGTGAAGTTTTCTCATTTTCTGTTAGCTCGTTGTCTGTCATCGCTTGATTGAAGTTTTCGTACCAGCTTTTTAAAGCATTGTTTAGATAACTATCCTTGATACTCCTCAAGATTGCATTCTTCATGTATTTTGAGAAATTGCTTGTTGTATCCTCCAGGCCTTTATCAACTGACATCAAAAAGTTATCGAATGAATTTAAAGCATCATCAAACGATATCCCGGTTGTCGATTCTTTCAACATCCTGTTTATTTCGTCGATTTTATTGTGACCGTCAATAATGTTCTGTAGGTATTTTCTTGTTTCATTATCAAGCTTAGCCCAAACCAACGGTAATTTGCTTTGCAGTTCCTTTAATTGATCGCCTGGCAAGTTAAACAATCCAGTTAATCTCGTACCCAAGCTATCGAATGAAATACCCAAAACCCGCTCAATATCTTTAGCGTATTTTTTTATTTCTTTATAGTTTCTATAACCATACGCCGACTTAAACATAGTCTCACCAGAATTCATATACTCTACTCCTAAATTACGGCTTGCCTCTATTTGTCTGTTTGCCATTAATAGGGCTTGTTGCGCCTCGATTGCAGCATTAACACCGGACATCGTGGCCATCAACTCCATTTGTTTAGAGATCAGATCGTCAGTAACAGACATTAAACTATCATACTGTTTAATTGTTTGCTGTGACAATTCGTTGTTTTTGGAAAACAATGAAAATATCTTTTGTAAAACCTGTATTCCAGTACTTATTACGGCAAGTATAACACTTGCTCGCTCAACACCTTTAATCGCCTCAACCCCGGTTTTGCCTAAAAGCTCTACGGATGTAATCATTGAGATAACACCACCTGCTACGTTCGCAGCTGCATCAAGAACGCTGCGTGCGCTATCATTCAACCCATCGAATGACGATGTAATACCATTAATGGATTGCTGAACGTTACGCATTAACCGGATCGTATTGCTCCATCCCCTTTCATTAATTGGTTTTTCGGACTCACTTCTCAGATTAAGCGTTAATTTAACAAGTTCGTCATATTGAGCCTTTAAAAAGGCTGCATTTTCTGTTTGTCCGTTTCTGGCTATCTCGGTTTTTAAAGCAAACCAGACCGACATTAATTTTCTTTGTAGTTCTGTCAGGGATAAACCCACAACACTATCGACAAATTTTTGGAATTCCTCGTTATTCTTAACTGCTTTGTCCGAAAGTTGCTGTAACGCTGTGTTCCTTTCGGATTCAAGTGCCGTCAGTGCCCTAGCTGATTGGTCGGCATTATCAACATTGGAGCGTTTGATTATTTCTTTCCTTTGATTCTCGAATTTCTCTTCAATCGCCAGCTTTTCATCTGCATACGACTGATATTTGTTTAAAACTTCATTATTTAAGGCTTCGAGTTCGTTTTTATATTGCTGCCCTGATAATGAAGTAAGGATTTTTTGCTCTTCATTGGAAAGTTCTTGCCCTCGCTTTCTGATATCTTCAATTCGCTTCTCATGATTAACCAAAATCTGTGCTTGCTGTTTATCGTAACCGTCTATCATCGCATCAACCCCAGCTTGCATTATCTCTAAAGTAGCATCGTATTCAGCTTTTTTCTCTTTTTCCGTGTCGGTTGTGGGTGTTGTGGTTTGGGATTTACCGGCTCCCAATCGTTGTTTTACAAAACTAATTTCGTAATCTTTTACGGCTCTATCGGCTTGTTTAACCCATTCCCTGAATTCACTTATTATATCTGTTGGGGCTGTATTTAGAACATTCCACCGGCTTGAGTTCTTCCCCATTAAGGAAAGGGCCTGCTGACGTTCTTTTACAGTCCAACGCCAATCACCTTCTTTTGATCCTAATAGTTGTTGGGCTGTTTCTACTTTTTGCTTATTTTCTAAATAATTCTTTCTCTCGAGCTGTTCGTTATATTCACGTGCAGCAGTTGTTAACTCTATGGTTTTAGCTTTTTCAATGTCCAAATCTTTGAAAATTGATGGCATCAATTTTTGAAGTGTTTCAAATGCTTTTTCCTTTTCGTGCCTGGTTGATGTTTCATCTTTCAATGTACTGATCAGGTTTTGAAGTTCGTTTCTCTCATCGATGGTTTTTTGCTTTTGGTCTTCTAATTGGTCTTTTAGTGTCTTTGTGGCTCTTTCGGCTGCGGTGGCTCGTTGGGTATATAAATAAATAGCGGCTCCGAGTGCTGCAACTACTGTAGCTGCTAAAACGTAAGGATTGGTTAACATTGCCTTGTTTAGTAGCTGTTGAACCCGTAAACTGGCTAAACTTGCCCTCATTCTTAGTTGTTCGGCAATGGTTAATCCTTTGGCTGCATTCGCGGCTGCAATGGTAGCTACATTGTGGGCAATTAAAGCAGCCCGATACGTTCCGTACACGGCAACAATTGACGCCAGAACCTTTCCTACTTCTTCGTAACTCTCAACCAACATTATAACGGCTTTGTACCCACCGGCAATCAACCCCTGTTGGTCTTTTCCTATCTTATTTAATGTTTCCTGAATTACACCCTGTAATTGATTTTGAAGTCCTTTAATTCCGGCTGCTTGCTTTTCAGTCATACCATAAAATTTGCCACCTTCTTCTGTTACGCTTCTAAAGGCATCGGTAACCATTTCGGCAGAAATAGCCCCTTGTTCCATTTCTTTCCTTAGATCACCAATACTCTTACCGGTCTTTCGTGAAATTTCAGTTAACGGATTGAATCCGGCATTGACCATCTGTAAAAGGTCTTGTCCCATCAATTTACCGACACTCGACATTTGAGCGAACGCCAACGCTAAAGATGAGAACCTTTGTTCGTTACCCATTGAAATATCGCCTAATTGCTTAACAATAGGGATAACTTTTTCGGTCTCTATTCCGAACCCTAACAACGTTTGCGCTGCTTTCGATACGCCGGTGAGAGATAACGGGCTTTCAACTGCAAAAGCCTTTAAATCGTCCAGAAACTTCTTATATCCTGAGCCGACTAATGTTTCAAACGATGCTTCGAGTAGCTCTATTTCGGCACGGACGTTAACGACTTCCTTAGCAAACCTTTGCACCGCTATTGCAGAGAAAACGCCCGGTATCAATGCACCGGCTTTTTTTATTGAATTTGAAATTTGATTTGCTACTCTTTCTGCTTCGTTTCCACTTTGTTTAATTGCGTTTCTCGATTCTGCGAACTTCTTTTTGAAATCCTCATTATCGAGTGTCATTTTATAGTTTAAGTTGTTCATATCACTTTTATTTTATATTTCTGTTTTCTTAAGTCTTTCATCATTCGTTCGGCTTCTCTTTCTGCGATAAGTTTAGAACCGGAAATAACATCATATCCGAGTGCCTCAACATATATGCCGTAATACATACCCGCAACAACGATTAAAACCCATTCTTCTTTTACGTCTTTTGCGAGTTCATCGAGTGCTTTTGCTCTGGCTGTTGCTCCTTCATCAGGCCCGCCAAATACACTGCCCCCGATCCTACTACCATTTCGATAAACACCATACCCGATTGATGCAGTTAAATTGCCGGTATCGTCAAGATAGGTGTGATTCGATTTGGCGTAACTAACACACATCTCGCCAATGATGAAAAGTTTCTCTGTAATGTATTTTTCTGTTTCCAAAATAATACGTTCAAACTCTTTGTCTATGTCGGACATTTTAAATGTTGGTTTAATTTTCATCGTCTAATTCTCTAAGAAGATCCTTTGCATATTTTCTTAAAAATTCATTGTTCCGGTTTAAAAATTCTTGTCCGTTTTCCCAGCGTTCAAGTTCTTTGTCGTAAATCTCGATGTTATTAGTAGTTTTCGCCATTCGGAACATTTGTTTATCAAACGCCCTGATCATAACGTATAGATACTTATCATCCTCACGTAAAATCAACATCTGAAATTTCATCTCATCAAGTTCGACGATGTATTCCTTTTCAGATATTTTTTCAATTCTCTTTAGTTTCATATTTTATGTTGTCTTAAATGAGAGAGGCAATTGCGCCCCTCTCCACTCATTTTAATAACTTCCGGCCAGCATATCATCAACAAACTTGTTTGAAGCTGCCTGGGTTCCTCCTGTGGCTCCCTGCTGTGGATTCTACATCACTACATCAAACTCACGGCATTTAAAGGGTGCGTTCCCTGTCTTAATAAAATAGTCAGTTGGCACCACATCTCCATTTTCATCGTACTCCAGGAAATATTCCATTTGCCCCTGGATGAATAGCTTCACCCCAAATGCAGGATCTACACTCAGATAATTTCCTATTTCATTCATCGCATCGGCCAGCTTTTGAACGGATTTAAACCGCTTGATCTGGTCTGGCGATTCGGCGTAGACTTTGAATGATTCAATAATGGATTCCTCCACTCCATCCCGGATTACTACCTTTCCCTTTTGAATTTCAAAACTACCATTGTAAATGAAGCCGGGCAAATGGCTGTTACTTCTTAGGATTGTATCAACAATACCATCAATAGCTGGTATTTCAATCATCTCCTTTTTGATCGGCAAGCCCTTGAAATCTTCGGCAATCCTGCTTCTTACAAATTCAATAATATAGTCCTCGTTCGGCTTCGGTCTTTTTGGCGGGATGTTATTAATATCTGGAATGATCATATTCCCCAGTTCTTCAATAGTAACCGGGTCCTTCCCTTTGATGATCTTTGTAACTTCGTTGAAAATCATCTGTAGATCTGTCAATGATACCTTCAGGTAATTGATCTGCTTAGCTGCTTCACTTTCGTAAAACTTCACCAGTATTTTTTCTTCCATAATTTTCGCTGTTAATAGGTTTACTCTTTGTTAATGTCCTTCATAAGCTGTATGAAATCAGCCTCATCTTTATCAGCCTTCTTTTTCGCCAGCTCTTCCGGATCTTCTGCGGGTTCCTTTTTACTCGCTTCCTCTGTTTTGGCGAGAAGTGCATCAAACTTCTCCGACTGTTTCTCTACAAGGTCTAAAAGCCTCTCTACTCTGTCTTCTGTGCTCATAATTTTTTAATTTTGAAATTTATAATTAAACATAATGATAGTTATAAGGAAACCCTAATTTATCAAACGTCTGATAATCAGATTAATATTTTTTTACTTTACAAACTGTCAATTTTAACAATTCCCCGATAGTGGAAAAATGTTTAAAAAACTGCTTATTTTGTTTGTTTTGCATCCGTTTTCTGCTTTTTTAGCATTAAAATGATAATCTATTGATTTTTGTTTTCTTTATTGTGTCCTTCTAATTTTAGGAATACATCAATTAAAAATTGCTGCTCTTCTTCACTTAATCTATCAATGTCCTGGCTGTATTTAAAATCGCTTTCTTGTGGCAATTCTCCACCGAAAAGATATTTGAGAATACTCCGTTTATTTTCGTTCGTGAGCGGTATATGTTTATCCGGTTCATCGATTTTTAAGTCTATTTCTTCCAGTCGCTGAATTTCTTCCGGGGTGAGAGTGCCATCTAAACTATTATCGTTTTGATTACCATAAATAGAGTGGAGCTCTCCCAATAGGATATAACCTCGCTTCAATGATTTTCTAAATATTTGCTTTGTTTTCATATCAATCACAATTTTCCATCATTACCCTTAAAAAAAAGTTTTCTTTGATTTTTCCCAATAGATCCGGCATCAATTGGAAGTCAATATATCCGCTTCTAAGAGATTTTAACAGCTGTCGTTTATCGTTCATCGTTAACTTTACCTCAACTTCACCAAACAACTCAATGTCTCCGGAATGGTCGGCTATTTCCCTCGTTAGGTGGTTTAATTCAGTAATGTTGAAGGTTCCTGTTTTCAGCCCTGAAATAATGATCTTCTTATCCTTTGCTAAAATTCTCTGTTTCATGTCATTCAATCATTTTAGTAATTAACAAATCTATTTGTTCATCTGTTAGGTTGTCAAAATCGATTTTCTGCTCAATCTTAGTAGCTGCATCAAAACCAAGTATTCTACTGATACTATCCAACGAGCGTTGTTTGTCATAGAATTTTATTTTTACTTCATTTCCATACTTCGTCACTCTGGTAGCAACTTCTTGAATACAGTCTTTAATCTCTTTGGGTAATTCTTCATAATCCTTTAAGGTCATCCATCCCTCTCTGATCATGCCGGTATCACTAAAGGCAATCTTCTCATGTTCTTTCAAAACTCTTAAGGCTGTGATACCTGCCGTTTTCTCTAAGTCGGCTTGTAATGATTGTATGAATTTTTGAACCTCAACAATCCTTAACATTCTGCTCGCTATTGAATGCGCTGTTTTCTGACTATACCCGGCTCTTATTGCTGCCTGTGTACCACACAGATCAATCACATATTCATAACAGAATTTCTCTTGTTTAGCTGTTAATTTGCTCATATACACTCATTTATTAATACTCCTTAAACTTTTGCTTTGCCTCTTCAAACCCTTCTGACTCTTAGTGATGTATGTTAATTTTCAGAAACTTAGGAAATAGATTATTTTCATATCCTGGATCAATTGAGGGTGCGTATTTTCCAGTATTTAAAATCATTGATTTTCCTTCAATAGAGGTCGCTTCTAAAACATTTTTAGTAACTGTACCTCCGTCAGAATTAACCTCTGTAACTTTAGATGCTTTAAAGCTCCATTGATCAACCGTGAATACATAAGAAATAACCCTTTCCATTACTACAATAGGTATTTCTGAGAGTTGTAATAATTTAGCAATTCTAATTCTATGCGATCCATCCATAAACTCGATGTTTTTCTCTGATCTCACACCATCAACATAGGTAACATCTACCACATATATCGGGGGTATTATTTTTGCTCCACTTGCCATCAATTCAATGAGCTCAATGAATCTCAACGATTCATGCACTTCTTGGAATAGGCCAATTTCTCCAAATTGCGGAACCTCCTCAATTTTTATTTTATCCATTCTTAGAAATTTACAGGAACAAATGAACGTAGAACCGCTTCTCAGCTTTTCAAACTGCATCTCTTCAGGATCAGAAGCCCAGTTAATTGTTAGGATTTTAAGCAGTTTTTTTGCTTCATAAGTCCGCTGAGCGACATTAGTATAATTATTTATTTCCTCTATTATCTTCATATTATTTTTTTAAAAAGGTGTTTATTCTGTTTTACTTTCTTATTCATATCTCATTTGAACATTTTCTTCACTTTAGGGTTTTCGTCGATCCAGTCAATGGAGCCTTGTTTGTATCTTTGCTTGTTGTCCTCAACCCATTTATGAAAATTACCCGGGAACGATTTAATTTCATTCTTTGAGCGAACAGGGGAATCATCATTGATGCTATCCAATAATTCTTTCTGGGTTGATAATATCGGGATGACGTAACATCGGCATTGAACATGAAATCCACTGAATTTAAAGTCTTTAGGATAACGACCTTTTAGGCTTTCACACACATCGCAATCGTAAACATGATTGCTCCTTCTTATCTCCTGACCTACTACAAAGTCAAGATTTTGCCACGTCTCCCATTGGGCGTATCTGTACGATTTGTTAATTTCGTTTGCCGCCAGTCGTCGTGCATTCTTAAAAGAGGACCTGTAAACCCCTTGCCCTGGATGATAATTGCTTGCATTCTTTGAAAGCTTCAAATTACCTTTCTCATCCCTCACTCTGCGAAACAATTTATCAGGGTCTTTCAGGTATTTCTTAAGGTCGTGGGCAATATCATTTGCTGAACGCCCCTCTAAAATACCCAGTTGTAGAGTAGCTTCGATTTGCTCAATCATTCCGGCTTGCAAGTTCCACACCCTCTGCGATAAAGTAAGTCCGTGGATTCTTCTACCGACGTATTTCTGAATCTCATTTTGCGACGACCATTTGAATTTTTCCTTTAAGATGGTTTCCGGCACTCTTTTTTTCAATCTGCTATAAGAAAGAACCTCGCCTACTTTGTAGCCCACCCCGATGGAATTCGAAGTTAAAACTCTTACATCATTCAAAACTTTATCGATAATATGTTTTTGTAATGCTTTTCTTTCTATGGCATTTAAGGCACGCAAAGTTTCGGCGGTGTTCTTCAAGTAAGCGTAAATAAATGGCAGATACACCACCGAAAAGCTAAATCGGTCGTACTTCTGCTCGATTTGCTTAACGGTGGTCACTTCCAGTTCTCGAATGAGTTTGTAAAGTTCATCCTCCGAAAGATTGTATATGTTTTCAAATGTCATATTAAAACGGTGCTTCCCATTCCTCAACTTCAACGGTTATCCCGTTTTCTCCAAACGTAACTTCATAATCGAAATACATCGACTTGCATAGCAGATAAATCATTGCTCCGATTCTTTTTAATTCCTCGTCGGTTTGCGAAAGGATTAATTCCCTATTCTCCATTAGTTGGGAAACAAAGGAGTAGTTCCTCATTTTACGATACGCTAAATTTAGGTAGCGTTCGAGTTCAGACGCTTTTTTCTTTTGTTCGTCCGATTCTCTTTGTTTTTTGTTAATAGAAATTGTTTTCATTGTTATTTAAATTTTTCATTATACCATCTGCCTTAACTCTGGCTCGCTCAATTCGTATAGTTCTTGTTCACTCATAATCTGTTATTTAAAATGGAGTAGTCTCTGTTGCTTCCTGCGTAATGTGATTTTCGTCCCATATTTTTTTAAACCGATCATCTGTTTGGAAGTAAACTTTCTTATCCTTGGCCCCTTCCCGGTCCTTACCGATGATCAGAACACCCCTGTTCTTCCAGCTCCGGCCATTGCTCTCTGTTGCTTCCGGCTCATAGTAGGATGGCCTATGTGGAAAAATAACTTTATCAGCATCCTGTTCAATATTCCCGGATTCCCTAAGATCGGACAATACAGGTATTTGAATTGTTGTTCCCTTTGGAGGCCTGCTCAATTGAGCCAGCAGGATAACAGGCGTGTTTAATTCCTTGGCCAGACTTTTCAACTCACCGGTAATGTATCCTATTTCCAGGTCCCTGGTACCAAATGATTGATTTGTTTTGATGAGCTGCAAATAGTCAATAATCAATAGATCCAGCTGGTCAGTACGATGCAATTTACGTGCAAGTGATTTGATGTTATTCAGATACCGGATATGGTAATTATCGGCAATGAAAAGGGTATTATTCTCTATTCCCCGGATATTTTCATCAATACAGATCCACTCATCCCTCCCAAGCTGGCCGGTTTTCATATCGTAAAGGTTCAATCTTTCATCCTCTGTAAGCATCCGCATGATTAACTGTTCTACTGTCATTTCAATTGAAATGAATAAACAGTGCTTCTCAGCTTCCGATGCTGCTTTGGCAAAATGAAGCGCAAACTGTGTTTTTCCCATCGATGGCCTCCCACCCAGTATGATCAGATCCGGTGCACTCCATCCACCATTCAATCGATCATCAAGTGCTGTTAGCCCTGTGGGGATGGTGACAGCCTCCCCTTGCCTTTTTTTGCTCTGTATCGTGGTCAGATACTCAATGGTTCGCTTTATAGCCGACTTCATGTCCAAATACTCACTTGCGGCACCTCCGGAGCGAATTTCGGTAAAACTACGCTCCAGATATTCAATGGTATCCTGGACATCCTGGCTTTCGTCGTAAGACATTTGGAGAACCTCACGTGACTGATTAATCAGCTTCCGGGCAATTGCCTTTTGTCGTAGAATTGCAGCATGATACTCGATATGAGCTGCAGAAGCAACCATATCAGAAAGTTCAGCAATATAGGCCGCACCGCCTGCCTGCGTAAGCTTTTTGGTAGAATTAAGTTCTTGGGCAACAGTGAGAACATCAACAGGCTTTCGTGAACGTGCTAGCGATTCTATTGCTTGGAAGATTGTTTTATTGTTCGGATTATAAAAGTCATCCACTTGTAAATCAACCTTGTGTATTGTATTACTTTCTATTAACAACGCTCCCAGAACAGCCATTTCTAGTTCAGGAGCGTTAGGTTGCACCCGATCAGGAAGAGTTTCAAATGTCGACGATACTGGTCGCTTTTTCTGTTGCATTACTATTACCATTAAATGATTTATCATTCTTTGCCCAGATTGATAGCCTACGTGATACATCCCAAGTCTTTTGCATCTCATATCGAAGCTTTGTTTTTAGTCGATTAGGCTCACTCCAATACAGAAAAAAATTGCTACACATTTCTTTTCCGTATTTCTCTATGTAGGGCTGAATCGATTCTTTTAAAACAACTTCTTTTTTATATATTTTTTCTTTAATATCATTAACTGTAACTGTATCATTAACTGTTACAGGTTTTTTTGCTTTGGTTTGCTTTTCAAATAAACCATTTGCTTTTTTTGCTTCGGTTTGCTTTTTTCGTGGTCTGCCTCCCAGCTTTCCGGCTTCTGCTCTCTTCTCCCGTATTATTTCATACTTTTGAAGGTCACGATTTAGCTGTAACCGGATTGGTTCAAAAACCATTTCAATGGTGAAATTATTCGGCTCCGGGTTCCTGTCATTCACATATTGCAGAATGTGATAGAGTAGCTCACCTGTATTATTTGTGTTTTCCTCCCGATCTTTGATAATCAGCTTTTCAACAACTGAAATCAAATCAGCGTAAAGGATAAATGCTTTTTTGCTCATACTTTTATCGTTTATGCCTTTATATGTCTCCATCTCTGATACTGTTTACCGCCTCCGGGGCTTTAATTTCAATTCACCTGTAATCACGCTCTCGATTAAAACAATGCTTTTACCCTCGAAGATATTGTTGTGCCTGGTATGAATTTCTTTTTTTAATTCGTACCTCTCTATCAGCAGTTTTTTGATTTCATCAATCATAGCGATTTCGTTCAAATAGGTTTTTGAAGTCTCTCTGAATGACTTCCCCGACGGTCTGTATATTTTCGTTGGTGAGTGGCACTGGCGTTACTCGATCAATCCAATAAACTTTGTATCTCACGTCTCCGTTTTCTTTCCATCGATCATTTACAACAATACCCTTTTCTCGAATATCACGAATGTAAGAGCGGGGATCCCCATACCCCAGGGCAATGGTAATATCAGTTACGCTGTGTTTCCCGGTACATAGAAGGTCAAATACTTTCTTTTGGCGCTTTGATAATTGTTTTATATCTTTGCCTTGTTCACACACGGAAAGTGAAAAATTTTGCCCCTGCATCGGTTCTCCAGACCGTCCGGGGGCTTCTTCTTTTGGTTTCATCCTGGCCTCCTTCCTGTTACTACATAATTTGTGGCCTTTCGGTCGGTTTCATCTTCTGTCTCTATCTTATTACGTTTTAGCCAATTTTCAACCTCCTCTCTATCGAAATAAAGCTGCTTACCACTTGGTTTATAATGGGGTATCTGATTAGTACTTGTCAACTTGTACAAGTACGAACGGCTTAACCCGGTAATAAGTGCAACGTCTTCAAATGTCAATACTTTCTTTGCAGCCAGTAGGGTATTTCTTTCAATTCGATCTAATTGAATTTGAATATCTTCCATTTTCTTGTAATCTTTAAAAAGTGAATTAATAGGCTTGCGCTTGCCTGTTACTTAGTGATCACACTGCAAAGATTGGAAAGTAAGGCATAAAAAAAGCCCTATATAGTGCATAATATAGTGCATACATAGGGCTTACAATTACATATATGTAACTCTATCTGAATATTTTATCTATTTCATCTTGTTTGTCTACATAACCGAAACGTTCTTTGCTTTCACGTCTTGATTGTGCAAAATATTTATAATTCCAAAGTTGAGTAAAGGGTTCCCATTTAAATTTTAACTTTAAGTGTTCAGATGCTTTTTCAGCGAAATAAGCCATTTGATACCTTGTGCCATTAAAACTATAATCTGTGTTCATAAACCCAGCTTGAATGGCTTTATCAAATATCTTCCGGGCTTCTGGTGTGTCCAGAACATCAGGGATTGATAAAGCAGCATAATAGTGTTTTTCGTCATTGATTTCTGATAAGCTTAAGATTTTTTCTTTCACTGTTTCAATTAAGTTGGTATACAGGTTGATATATTTTTTATCATCTCTCAGTATACACAATCTCAATCGCTCATTCATTAGTTCTTTAATTTCAATCAACTCCGACTTAGTGGAATTCTCAATTTTATTTGCGTATATTATAGCATCCTGCTGTATATCTGGCTCATATCCATCAATAATAAAAGATACTACATCGTTGTATATACCCTTTTTAACCAACAAATCAGTATTAATTAATATTTCACCATCCTTGTCAGCAATACCAAAATGTACCATTGACAAATCTATATTTTTTGTTTTCATAGCTACCCGCTTTTATGTGAATTAATTATTAAAATCTATTTCTATATCTTTAGGCTCTTTGGCTGGCTCGGTTATGTCATCACTTAGACTTGGGATTCGGTTAACAGCTTCCTGCTTTACTTTATCAACTACCTTTGCATAAATCTGAGTAGTTGATATTTCTTTATGTCCTAAAAGCTTTGAAACAGTGAAAAGATCCACCCCCTCAGTTATCATTAAAACCGCAAATGTGTGCCGTCCTGTATGAAATGTTACATCTTTCTTTATACCCGCTCTTATACACCATTTAGATAGCTCTAAAAGCAAGTAACCTGAATACTTGAACCCTTCAAACACTAACTCATTATCCTTTCCACGTTCACCCATAAATGGAACAGCCTGATCGCTTATGTCTAAGTATTCTCGACCGCCTGTTTTCTTCTGTTTGAAGTTGATCCTCGTATAATCACCAAAGTTTTCCACATCTCTCCATCTCAACCGTTCAATGTCACTTTTTCTTAACCCGGTTAAACAGCTGAACAGGAATGCACGCTTCAATACAGGCTTTTTACAGGGTGTATTAGCAAGCTTCTTTACTTCATCAAAGGTAAGGTAGACACGCCCTGTTTCTTCCGTTTTAAAGCCTTCTATACCTCTTAATGGATTGATCGGAATTATCCTGTCATCAAAGGCTTTGTTTATACAGGCTCTAAGCTTATTGAAATAAGATACTTTTGAGTTTTGGGCTAATGGTTTTGATGGATAACCATTTCCATATTTAGACTTATGTAAGTCTTTACCGGTTGTATTCAGGAACGATTTAAAGCCCTCAATCCATTCCGGTGTAATGTCTCTGAAGGTGGTATCTTCTGAACAGTATCTTTCGAGATGTTTTAAGCAGCTAAACCAATTCTGATAATTGGATCTACTTTCCTGGTTTTTGGCTCTATCATCACACATTTTCCTGTAATATTCCAGGAAAGGAGTATCCAACTTGAATTGGCTGTTAAAACCATATTCATTGTTCTGGAGTTCAATCTGTCGTTTGGCTTTGATGGCCTGGGCTGTTGCACGTGTCTGCCTGTTAACCTCCCTCTCCAATGGTGTGGTTGCTTTGGTTATGTAAAGCTTCAGAAACTCATAGCTTCGCTTACCATCCCGATAAATATCCAAATAAAGGCTGATGTTTCCATTCGCCAGCTTCTTCTCCCGGAGTGTTACTGATTCCTTTTTCCCATTCTTTTTTGTGCTCAT